AAACGCGTGACGATCCAGGGCATTAAAGGTGACCCTTATCTTTACCGCGCAGCCAGAAAAGAAACTCCGGCTATCAAAGCAAGGTTTGCTGATGCTATCAGAAAGGCGGCAAAAATATGATCTATATTACAGCTGACGATATTACCGATGACATTCTTGTTGTCGATCAAAGTGATATTGACGCGGCAAATGCTTATATAGCATCACTGCAAAATAAATTTGGACTGACCGATAAAGAAATCGCCGTCCCGCTGCCTTATAATATCAAACGCCTGGCCGTAGTCTACGCCTGTTATACTGCCGCACTTGACGCGGTTGGCACTGACGCCACCGAAACGATCGGTGAAAACAGGCAGCGCATCGACATTTACGAGCAAAAACGCAAAGCCTATTATACAGAGCTGACCGCTCTTTCCGGCCTCGTTACCGCCTCTGATTTCACAGGCGCGGTTACAGGCGGGACAGTAAGCGTAAAACTCGGGAGGTCTTAAGATGAGCCGGCGACAAGAAGTAACAGACGCTATTGAGCGCATCTTAAAAGATGAACTGCCGGAAGTACCCTGGACAGTGCTTGTTAAAGGCATAAAGCGTTCCAAGCAAACCGAGGGCACCATCAGCTGCGACGAAGTAAATTTCAGCTTTGACGCTAAAGGCAGCAGAAATGCCCGGGCCCTCTACTCTATCAGTGCTAACGCCTCTGGGGACAGCGTCGATATAGATGCCCTGGCAGATAATCTGGACAAAGTGATACTAAATAACCCGACCCTTGATAATTGGGCAACAACAGCCCGGATCACGCAAATATTTTTTGGTGTTGCGCAAGGACGCGAAGAAGCGGGAGCTTTTATTGCCTACCTTGATGTAACCTATGACAGTAATTAACGGAGGTAAAAATGGCAGCACAACGACCAATACGCCCGACAGTAGATAAAAAACTTATGGGCCGCGAGGTACTTGTTTTTTTAGATTACGGCGAGGGCGCGACCTATGCCGATCCGGTATGGTCGCTCATCGGCGGCCAGCGGACTGCAGATTTTAATAATAGCGCCGATGCGATCGACACATCTGATAAAAATTCTAACGGCTACGGCGACAGCGAGCCCGGCATGAAAACGACAGAAATCGCTATGGAACTCATTATCAAGCCGAGCGATCCAACGATCGGCCAGCTTTACGAAGCTTATGAAAACAACGAGGCTGTCGATATCCTGCGCTGGGCAGATGGCGGACGCAGCACCCGGAACTGGTATTCGATTACAGAGATGAGTGAATCTGCAGCATATGACGATGCATCTATTCTCTCCCTCACACTTACAGGCAAAGGCGAGCCGACAGTCATAGAAGATATGGCTGATCCGCGCGAAAGCGCATAAACGCAGCAGCGGGGATCGCTCCCGCTGCTTTTTATTTAAAGGAGGCAATATAAATGGAAAGCAAAGCAAGACGTACTGTAGACATCAACATCTTTGGCCGCGAACATCAGCTGAAATTCACAATAAACGCCCTGGAAATGCTGGAAGCAACCACAGATGATAGAAGTATTACCGTCACAGCCACAAAACCGGTATGGTCCATGAAAGATATAATCTCAGGACTACACGCCGGGTTAAAATGGCAGCTGCCGAAACTGACACGCGATCAGGTAAAAGATGGCGTCCAGGCGCTTTTGCGTGAAACGTCCATATTTGAAATCCAGAGCCTTATTACAGCCGCTATCGGCCTTTCCGGACTGGTGTTTGGCGATGCAGCGAGAAGCCCGTTTGCCGATATTCTTTCAGAGGAAACAGATAACTCCGCCGAAGGTGAAAACGAAAAAAAGTAACACGCATCACGCACTGGCTGGACCGTTGCCTTTGGACGGGCTATACACTGCGGTTTACGGCTGAGCAGATTGCAGCCTTGACGCCATATGAGCTTTTTGCCCTCTGGGATGGGGAAAAACTCATGCGGCAAACCCGGCAGCTTGATCTGGCAAATCTGGTCACCGTCCATTACCTGAACAATCACCGCCGCAAACATGCCCGCATTATAAAAGTTGAGGACCTGTTTACAGATGGCCGTTTCAAGAAGAAACGCGGACGCAGTGAGTTCACAGAAGAAGACTGGCAGCAGTATAAACGTATTTTCGGATAAGGAGGAACTATGGCAGAAAAAATAGAGGTCCAGATAAATGGAGAAAGCCGCAGCTTTGACGCTGCGGCAGCAAGGGCAGCCCAGCAGGCCGCGCGACTTGAAACTGCATTACACAATGCTGCGGCGGCAAAAAGCAGAGCAGAAGCAGCGGCGGTTAAAGCTGCTAGCGCCACCCAAAATCTGGCTGCAGCCCAGAAAAAAGCTGCCGACGCTGCCAGTGATGCTGCAAAGAAAAATGACCGAACCAAAGCATCTCTGGACGGTATAAAAACAGCCGCGAGTCTTGCCTTTGCCGCGCTTGCGGCAGGAGCAGCAGCAGTAGGCATGAGCTCCGTTAAAGCAGCCGGCAAAATGGAGCAGCTGGAAATTGCCTTTACAACAATGCTTGGCAGTGCTGACAAAGCAAAAACCATGCTAAACGAACTGCAGGATTTTGCCCAGGCCACTCCATTCGATCTGGAATCTGTAACCAATGGTTCCAGGCGTCTTCTTGCCATGGGTTTTGCTGCTGAACAGATCATCCCGGTCATGACTGCGGTCGGTGATGCAGCTTCCGGGCTTGGTCTGCAAGCCGATGGTATTGACAGGATCACTCTTGCGATGGGTCAAATGGCCGCCAAAGGTAAAGTTTCGGCAGAAGAAATCCGGCAACTGGCAGAAGCCGGTATCCCTGCGTGGAAATTTATTTCTGACAGTCTTGGCATAACTATCCCGGAAGCAATGAAAAAAGCCGAGCAAAGCCAGATCAGTGCCGCACAGGGACTGAATGCGATAGTCGCCGGCATGAATAACAAATTCGGCGGTATGATGGAAGCTCAATCTAAAACGATCGACGGCATGTGGTCAAACCTTATGGACTCCATTAGCCGCACGTCTATTGCCGTTGGTAACGATATTGTAAAAACCTTTGATCTGCATAAACGCCTGGCGTCGGCTATGGACTTTTTTGACGATTTCAGAAAACGTGTCGATAATTCCGGCCTGCGCAGCGCCATCATCCAGAGCGTGCCGACCGAGGTCGTTGCCGCTGCTTTTGTTGCTATTGATATAGCTGTTGTAACAACATTACTGCCGGCAATCAGTAAAGCTATAGCCGCCTTTAGGGCCCTGCGGGGCGCCATGCTGTCAACGCCGATCGGTATTGCTGCAACCGGTGTCGCAGCTCTTGCCACAGCGGCCTATGACAAAGCGCAGCAATATGAACGCGGCGGCCAGGAACGGCAGGATCTGCTGCAGGGTGTGTTTGATGCCGAAGGCGTCAGCGGTTATGAAGATTATATCAAAGCGGCAACTGGAGCGCCTGAAACCGTAGCAGACTGGCGCAAAATCGAAGAATCAGCGGCCGCCGCGGCCAAAAGTGCTGAGTCTGCAGCTAAAACGCAACCAGATTTTAGCAATCTTGGCAACTACAGCGCCGATACAGCATCCGGCAGCAGCGGCAGAGGAAAACAGACTCGCGACACCTCTGCCCAGGAAGCCAAAGCATACCTTGATCTGTTTGATAAAGCCCTGCAAAAAGCGGAATCTTTCCGATCTACCTGGGACAGTATCACCGGAAAAACTACGACCATGTTTGATAACGCAGCTGAACAGGTCCAGAAAGTCACCGATTCTTATAATGCAGTGCGTGATGCCAGGATAAAAGCTGAAACCGAAGGTAATACCAAAGCTGCCGCGCTGCTTGCCGAAACTGAAGCACAAAGGCTGGCGCTGATGCAGGAAACTGAAACCAAAGCCAAAGAAATTTTTGCAGACAGCCTTCTGCAGCGTAAAAATGCAATGCAGGAATTTAATAACGAAATGCAGACACTGGCAGAAAACAACCAGGCAGCAATTTTAGCAGCTTTTCAGGGCCGCCTGACTGCTGAGCAGGAAATGGAACTGGAACAGAACCTTGCCCGGCAGCAGCAGATGCTTGAAGAACAGGAATTGCGCCAGGCATACTATGACTGGC